CGTTAGGATTTAACGCTTTCTTTTTGAATATGTCTAATAAACCCATCTATTTTTATATTGCACCCCAAGTAACACTTGGGATAGTTAATTTACTAAATATGCCGTATCTAAGTGCATCAAGAATATGGTCATTAAACTTCACGGGAGCATCAAGTTTGTTTCCATTGCGGTCAGTTTTCCAACGATAGTTTTTAATCTCTTTTAACAAATTTACACTATCTTGGTGAATAAACAATGGTGTTGCCTTTACCGTCTTTATTCCCTCCGTCACATCTTTGTTAGCTGGTTTGGCATTGAACCCTCCCCTAACTATACTCTCTATCGTTTTCGGCTCGGCAGCATCACAATACAAATCATCCCACTTTTCTATGCCTAATGTCTTTAGTCTGTCTATCACATCGTCAGTTGTCATCTTCGGCTCATATATCAACTCTTGACAATATGCAGCATCTTCGTGGAACACAACTTTAACCAATGCAGTAGGCACGTTAAACCCAAAGTCCAATCCGTACACCACTTCTCCATCCTCAGGCATCTGCTCCGTTGTTTTCCAATGTGAGTATATCAAGTCTTGTGACAATCCTCTCTCTCCTAATCCATAAATGGTCCAATAGTTAGGGTCAGCATCTTTCAGCCTCTCTAACTCAAGCACCAACTCTTGCGGTAAGAACGGATTGTCTCTGAACGTAGTAATATGAAAGTCTGCATCATCTCTTGGAATAACCGAATCGTAAATCCAAGATGACAAATCCGAAGGGTTATAGTCAATCACTATCTTGCCCTCAGTTCTCATAATCAACTGCATCCAAGCCTCATAAGTCAATTCGTTAGCCTCATTGCAAAATAAATACGTTCTTGCACGACCACGAATCTTTTGAGGTTGATCAGCCGATACAAACTCCACAATATTGCCATTCAAAGAATAAATCTGGTCCGTCTTGTTGTGATTATCCTCACTATAAATACCAAGACGGGAAAGTATGTCTATAAAATCCCTTAATACCGTACCCTTAATGCTCGGAAGCGATTGTCGTACTATTGTTAAGGTCTTACCATTTTCTTGTAACAACTTTACAATAAACCAAATTAGGATATTGTAAGTCTTTCCACTACGAGAACCTCCTTGCATTACAGTGATTCTCTTCTTCGAGTCTGAAAGTATTTCGTAAACCTTGTTAGTTTGTAGTTTTGCGTTCATTTCAGAGAAAAATTAAAATTTAGTATTGTGTTATCAGTTTGAAAAGTATGGTCAAAAAGGGGGTCATCGTATATAACAAAAGTTAGATGGTCATTTTGGTGCTATCATTTTTGTGGGTTGCCCCCAGGGCGCCTCAATCCTATTTTCTTTAAGTCCCCCTCATCGTATTTCGCCCCTTTTAGTCGACCTTTGCCCGCTACTTCATTCAATCCCTTATAACGTATATTATGTTAAATAGGATAGCTAAGTTATTGATAATCAATTAACTAGCACTTCCTCCTTAACAAGCTCGGGGCGGACAACTTCAACACTAACTTGATTTAATTGGCCTTCAATCTTATTTTCAATCTTTTGGGTTGGTAAACCAATAAAGTAACTACAAAATATTTGTATTGCTTTCATATCACCTTGCGCTATCTTTTCATTCAATACACGGAAAGCAGTGTCCGCCATCGGGTAAAGGCGCTCAATCAATTCGTGCTCCTCCATCTTGCGCTTTCTTCCAGCTCCAGGTCTTGCGCCTCCATTTTTTTTCTTTATTGGTTCATCTTGCTTTATTTCCATAAACTGAAATAATCTGAATAAACACTTAATGTTTAAACATCTGTTTTATTATCCTTAAATTCTATCAACTCCATATTATGGGTAAGCCCGTTTGAAGCAGGCTTCTCTCTCTCATAAATCCTAAATTTGCACCAGCCGTTTACCTTGTTTAATGTATTCAAGTATTCTATAAAGTCAGGTGCATTAATGTTGAGTACTATCTCACCCTTTCTCTGCTTAGATATGTAAAAGCCTTTCTTTGTCATTAATTAACCTAAAATTATGAATAAACCAAAATATTTAATATAAATACTTTTCAATACTATGTTGATAACTAACTATTTAGATAGTATTTAAATAAATATATAAAAAAAGATATAAAAATATTTGGATAGTATTAACTAATCACCTTATATTTGTATAAACAAAACATTTAAACAATGAACTACTCGCACACAACACTTAGCGCACTTTGGTTGAACTTAAACGGTCAAGCCGCAACAATGGATTTGATTAACAAAACAATGAAGGAACTCAGCGCTGCCGATTTACTTCAAATGTTAATCGACAAAAAAGTAATTTAATTAAACACATAAAACAAAACACAATGAAAAAAGCTACATTAATCACCGTTTTTTTTTACACTGTTATCGTATTGGTTAACCTTTACCATTGGTCATTAATCTAATCACATTTTAAAACTACACAAAATGAAAGAAGCACTAACAAACTTAATCATTGCAGAGATTAACGAAATGAACGAAAACCAATTAATTGAATTACACAATACTTATTGTGACTTTTGCAATTATTCTGATTCACATATATATAGCAATGATGAAGATTTTTTTGAAAACTTAGGTTGGTCGGGGTTAAGAGTTGCACAAGCGGTTTTTTATGGTGACTACAACTATTCACATAATTGGGTAACGTTTAATGGATATGGAAATTTTCAGACATACAATTTTTTTACTGCTGATAATTTAATTGAATCAGTTAAAAATATGGCGGAACACATAGCCGACAATTACAACGACTTTAGTCATTTGTTTTCATCTGAGGTTGACCAATTAGCATACGAATTAAACTAATCAAAATGAAAATTAAAAAAAGTACACTAGAATTAATTTTATTAGGGCTTGGCTTCATTGCCGCCCTTAAACTCGTTAACATTATCGAACAACTTTAAAATCTACACAAAATGAGAACATTAACTGAAACAATTTACACATTTAGCGAACTACCTAAAGAAGCACAACAAAAAGCAATTTCAAATTATTCTGACATAAATATGAATTATCGCTGGTTTGATTATGTTGAGGAAGATTTAATGGAAATAGGATGCAAATTAATTCAATTCGACTTGTATTATAATTCAATAAAAATAGAATTTACTAAGAATCCTGGAATAGTGGCAAGTCTTATCTTACAAAACCACAGCTTAACTTGTCAGACTTACAAAATAGCAAAACAGTTCCTTTGCAAGGAAATAGATGAAGATGAATTTTGTAAACAATTACAAAAAGCCTATTTAAATAGTTTACATATCCAGCATGATTATTTAATATCTGACGAAGCAATAACGGAAACACTTGAAGCAAACGATTATCATTTCGACCTTAAAGGCAAAATAAAAGGTTAACAATTATAAACACTTAAAAAATACACAAAATGAAACACGGCACATTCGAAATTGATGAACTAGAATTTAAAGGTATTTACAACCCCCAACAACGTTGGAACGGGTTTTATTGTCCATATTTTGATTTAGAAACGGCAAAGAAAGTTTTGTTTACTCAAGCACCTAAAAATGATTGCATTGAAAATGATTGGTACTATTATGAGTTATCAACTTGCGAAAATTATATAGTATCAAATACTCTTGAAGGTATCGAAGTTTATCAATCAATCATTTTTGAAGGTGTAAGATATTACCCGATAGGTTATAATAATTGGGTATGGACGTTGCAAGATAGGTTAACTGATGAGGCTTAATATTAGCCGAAATAAAGCCCCTTAATTCAATTTAAGGGGTTTTATATTAACCAATAATTTATACTAATGAAAAAGCAATTTAAAGATTTAACACTAACTGAAATTTATCTTGACTATGTAAACAATTTTCTTACCATTAGCTCAATGGCGGCTTATTATGGCGAAAGTATTAACCTTGTCAGGTATTGCGTTAAATTAGGTAAAAATTACTATTATAATTATCTAGCAAAGTAATTAAAGCCTATTTAAAGCCAATTCTAGCCACTAAAAACCAAAAGTAATATGTTGACACAACCAAAAAATAAAAGCCCGTAAATCGCCTTAAAATAGCTTTTGAATAGATTGATATATTTTAGCAATATATTCATAGGGTATTGCATAGCTGTATTGGTATGCTTATAGGGTTTTTTATAGGCTTATTTATACCGTTTTGACCGCCATTTT